CAACGTCTTGTTGGTAGCTTCGATAGTAAAAGTGGTCAAAAGTCAGGTATTGTAGGTTCTATCATGGGAGCCTTTGGCTTCGCTAATGGTGGTGCTTTCCAAGGTGGCAGTCAAATACAAGCCTATGCTAACGGTGGTGTAGTTAACGGGCCTACTATGTTCCCTATGAACGGTGGAAAGACTGGTCTCATGGGTGAAGCAGGTCCAGAGGCTATCATGCCATTGAAGCGTGGTGCTAATGGTAAGCTAGGCGTAGAGGGAGGTGGTGGCGGTGCAGTTAACGTAGTGCAGAACTTTAACTTCTCAGCCAATGGTGACGAGAGTGTCAAAAGGATAATCTCACAAGAGGCACCTAAGATCGCAAAACTTGCAACTTCGGAAATAGTTAAACAACGTAGACAGGGCGGCAGTATGAAAGCCGTATTCAGAGGATAAAAATATGGCTATCACCTACCCGTTAACAGCCCCCACAAGTGTTATAGGGGTGGCTCAGGTCACTCTTAGGACACAACAGGCTATCTCTATTAGTACATCCCCCTTCACATACCAACAGCAGGTTATAGATTATGACGGGGAAAGGTGGGAAATGGATGTTACTATTCCACCCGTTCTTGAGGAGTATGCTGAACCTTGGGTTTCATTCCTAACCTCCCTTCGTGGACAACTTGGTACATTCTACATGGGAGACCCAGCAAGGGCAAACCCTAGAGGAGACGTAACCTCTGGAACTATTACTGGCGCTGCTGGGGATAGAACAGTCTCTTTGTCAACATCTGGTGTTGTTAAAGCTGGGGATATGTTTTCTACAAACGGAGGCTTATACAAAGTATTGCAAGATCGTTCTGGCTCTGGTTCGTTAGAGATATGGCCTGCGCTTAGGTCTAGTGGCTCAAGTTCTACTTGGGTAAACCCTAAAGGTAAATTTAGATTATCAACTAACACCTCGTCTTGGTCTGTTAATGAGTCTAGTGCCTACGGTATACAATTTTCTGCTATAGAGGTGATCGAATGACCAGAGAGCTTACAACCGCTGTAGACACAGCTATTACTTCACCTAGTATTAGTCCCTTCTTCGCTATTGACCTTCTCTATGATAGCCCTAATGAGTTGTACTTATGGACAGGTTATGGTAATAAGGTTATCTCCGGTAAGACTTATGGCGGTATTGGTAACCTAATTAGTTTATCCTCTGTACAAGAGACTTCTGAAATATCCGCAACAGGGGCTAATATTAAACTCTCTGGTGTAAACTCTGAGATTTTAGAGTTAGCTATCCAAACACCTTATCAGGGCAGAGTGTGTAACATTTACTTTGGTGTTAGGTCAGACTACTCTGAGTACACTGAGGTGTTCACAGGTTACATGGATCAAATGAACATCGAAGAGAACCCAGAGGGCGCTCTTATTGAGTTAGTAGTTCAGAATAAACTGGTAACCCTTGAACGTCCAGTGGTTAGGAAGTATACAGCCGCTCACCAGAAGTCACGATTCAGTGGGGATTTAGGTTTAGACTTTGTGGCGTCCATCCAAGACAAGAAACTTAACTGGGGTGGTAAACTTGAAGTCTCCTCTACTAAGAAGAAAGATGAGGGTGATGGTGTAGTTGTGGTTGAGGGTGACCGTGGAGCGCCTGTAAGGTGAAGTACCAACAAGAGTTCTTAACTAAAGTTAAAAGTGAATCTCTTGGGTTGATCGCAGAACACTATGAAGAGTTGTCTAGTGATAAAGACTTGTATGAGTTGAACCCTAGATGGGAAGACTATGAGCACCTTGAATTGCTTAATCTTCTAAGATTGTTTACTGTTAGAACTGATGAGGGTGTTTTGGTTGGTTATCTTTTAGCCACACTACAACCAGCACCTCACCACAATGACACTCTCTTTTCACATGCACACGCCATGTTCCTACGTAAGTCCTTTAGGAAGGGTTTTACGGGGATAAACCTAATTAAGTTTGCCGAAGATTGTTTGAAGAGTGATGGTGTAGACAAGATGTTTATAACTACCAAAGTAAAGTCAGACTTCCCACAACTAATGAAACGTCTCGGTTACTCCCCAGATGAAATAACCTACTCAAAAAACATTGGAGCCTTTTAATGCCTGAGATTCTACTTGCCGCTTTAGGCACAACTGTTGCTGCTGTTGGTACAGCGGGTGTAAGTGCATTTACGTTTGGTAATTTCGCTATGGGTTGGGCGTCTGTAGGCGCTTACTTTCTGGCCTCTACTGCTCTAAGTGCGGTACTTAATGCACTTACACCTAAGCCAGATGCAGGGGCCTTGACTGGTTCCGCTACGACAGTAAGTGGTGGTGCGCAACCGTTTCAAGTTATCTATGGTAAAGCTAAAGTAGGCTCCGCTGTTGTATTCTCCGACCTCACAGGTAATGAACCTGCCTCTCAGGGTACACGTATCCTACACAGAGTTCAAGTCTTTGCTGGACATGAGGTAGAGAGTTTTGAGGAAGTTTACATTGACGATAAGAAAGTATTGGAATGGGATGTTGTTGGTGGCGTGGATGATGGCACAACAGGTGTAACAGATATCTCAAGCTACGTAGACGACCCTGATGTTGCTCTTATTCCTTCCTCAATATCTGAGGTTGATGAAGATGGCTTAACAGTAGGTGACCCAATCTCTAAGTTTGCAGGAGAAGGTGGTTATATTAAGATACAGATGTTCTCCGGTAAAAGTGACCAAGTTGCATCCCAGAGACTTATAGACAACATTCAAGACGCTAAGTGGACAAGCAACCACAGGCTCAGGGGTTTAGCATATTTCTATTGCACATTCTCGTATAATAGAGATAAGTTTGAATCTGGACTCCCTGAGATTACTTCTGTGATTAAGGGTAAAAAGGTTTATGACCCTAGGGATGTGGCACAAGATGTAACTGATAGTTCTACTTGGGAATGGTCAGATAACCCAGCACTATGTTTGGCAGACTACTTGATTTCAGACTTAGGTTTGGGGGAAAGTCCAAACAACGTAGATTACTCGCTAGTTAACTCTTCTGCGGTACAGTGTGATGTTACGGTAAGTGGCCTCAAGAAGTTTACCTGTAACGGTTCGTTTACTACTAATGTACAACCTTATGATCTACTGTCTGCTATTTCTAGTAGTATGGGTGGCCTGTTGTGGTACGCTCAAGGTGAGTGGAGAATGAAACCTGCCTACTGGACTAGCTCAGTTAAAGAGTTTGATGAGGGTGATCTTAGGTCTGGTATTCAAATGTCCACTCGTCACAGTAGTAGAGACAACTTCAACAAGGTTGCTGGTACATTCAGAGGTCCAGAGACTAAGTACGTTAAGACGGAGTTCCCTGCGGTACAAAACCTTACAGCAGCAGCGCAGATACAGGCGGGTTTTCCTTATACTATTGTAGAACCCGGAGATACTAATTGGGCAGCTATAGGGGGTAGCCCCGGCACTGCTGGTGTAACCTTTACAGCCACAGGTGCAGGTACGGGTACAGGGAGAGCGGACTTCAACCTTGGTATTGATGCAGGGCAGGAATCTGTTATCGACCTAGACCTACCCTTTACTAACAACTCCATTGAAGCTAGGCGTTTATCTAGGATCATGTTGGAGAGGAATAGGCAGCAACTTACTATCTCTGCTACCTTTAGTCTCAAAGCCCTTGGGGTACAAGTTGGTGACGTTGTTAGTATCTCCAATAAAAGGTTTGGTTGGACTGGTTCTGGTGTAAAGACTTTTGAAGTAGTTGAGTGGACCTTCTCCCCAGAAGAGGAGGGTGGCGTAGGCATTTCTTTGTCTCTAAGAGAAGTGTCCTCTGAGGTTTTTGATGAGAATGATGATGGTATAATCCTAGAGATTGATAATTCCTATTCTCCATTCAGCCCATTCCCTTACGACTTTAATAATGGTCAAGAGGACACCCCCGGAAATAGTGCAACCTTCACTGTAACCCCTAAAAGGAAGACTTATGGTGGTGTAGAGGTTTTAGAAAACACTTGTCCTGTAGAGCACATGCTTAGGCTTGAGGCTGGCACTGGGGGTACAGCGTCTTCCGAAGAATATAATGCCAGCTTTGACACCACCAACACTGTCCCGCTTGTAGGAGCACCTACCGTAGATGAACTTGTGTTCTTGGATTCAGATAAGTTCTACCCTATCCTTGGGAGTGAAGAGGTGACACTCTCCTGTTACATTGGTTTTGCCTCTGCAACTGCCCCTTGGACCTTCCCCGGTGTTGGTAACTACTTAATGAGGATTACTTTTTATGATGAAGACTTCTCTGAGATAACCATTACTCAAAGCGAGAAGTACACAAACGTGTACCAGACAGGCACAGATGTTTGGTATAAGAAAGAGGTGACACACCAAGTCCCTGCTACTGCAAAGTTTGTTAAACCCTCTTTCTCATTACTTGGGGCTTTTGCAGTATCTTATATTGCAGACTTTAAGGTGTCTCTAGCGAGTAGCACTAAAGACATTGCCTTTGG